AAGATTGAAATGTGAAGCTAGGCAAATTGATAGGTATAATAAGCGGATTAAAAATAGAAATAAAACTAAAAAGAGAGGTTGCTAAAATGAAAATAAGAATTAAATGCACTATAGAAATTGATGCTATTTATGAAGTTTTTGGAGCTACTGCAAATGTAGCTAAAGAAATAATAGATAAAGAAAAACCTTTGTTTAATGAAAATGATAAAGAAAACTTAAAAAGTGTTATAGCAGATGAATTGAGTATAGAAGAGAAAGAAATTTCTATTACAAATGACAGTTATAAGATTATAGAAAAATAAGAGAGGTTGTTAATTATGGGATATATAACAGGACAAGCTATAAAATCTAAAAAAGTGATAGGGATTAATTTGGAAATAATTGTGGTAGATGAATTGTTACAAGAATGTATTTGTATAGAACTAAATTCACATGATGCAAAGAGAATCAATGTAAAATTTGAAGATGTGGAGGTAAAGCAATTATGGATGATTTAGAGTTGTTGGAGTGTCTTATATACACAAAGATATATGATACTAAATATAGAATTGGGATAGCAGGGAAACAGGGCAAAAAGGAACTAGAAAAAGCTTTAATAAACAAGTTAACAGGGTTAAAAGAAAGTTTAGAATCGTTAAAAGAAATGCAGGAAGAATTAGAAAATATGTGAGGTGAAAAATAAATGACAGCTAAAGAATGGAAAGATAAAACTATAAAAGATATAGCTAAAAGAAGAGAAATAAGAGAAGGCGAAGTCTTAGGATATATGAAGGAAAGGCATGGAAAAAGGAAGGCAAGTTATTATAAAAAGAATATGGGAATTAAATATTAAAAGGGGGATGAATAATGTGCATCTTAGCCATTGATCCAGGTAATGTTGAAAGTGGATATGTATTGACAGATAACAAGTTAAAACCAATAAAAAAGGGAAAAGTAGAGAATGAAATACTACTAGAAGATATTCAATTTGATAGATTTTGGAGAGAATCAGAAGACGAAGAAGATTATATCGCTATAGAAATGATAGCTTCTTATGGTATGCCAGTAGGTGTAGAAGTATTTGAGACTTGCGTATGGATAGGAAGATTTATAGAAGCTATACCATGTGGGATAGAACCAAAATATATATACAGAAAAGATGAAAAAATGAACCTATGTCACAGTATGAAAGCAAATGATTCAACTATTAAACAGGCTTTAGTTGATAGATTCACACCAGGTCAAAAGAATTATGGTAAAGGAACTAAAAAAGATCCAGGATGGTTTTTTGGATTCAGCAAAGATATGTGGAGTGCCTACGCAGTAGCAGTAACTTACTATGATATGTATATAGCACCAAATAAAAAGGAATAAGAAAATATGAATATAAAGCATAATAAAACAAGCAAAATTAAATTTTTTAAAGATGTATTAGGAAGAACATGGGTAGGTTGCAGGTATTGTGAAAAGAAAGATAAATGTTATGGCGGATGTGGGAAAAGAGCAATAAATGGATTTTGTATGAGAGGGAAATTAATAAAGTAAGGAGACAGACAATAGATGTTAACACAAAGTAAAAAGACTTAATAAAAAATAAATTTTAGGAGGAAACAAGTATGATAAAGATATTTTCAGAAAATGGATTGAGGAAATTTGAAGATTCAATTAGATGTGAGCAAGAAGAAAGGTTTGAAAAAATTGAACTTGAAAAGGAAAATGAAATAAATCAGCTTAGAGGTGACAAAAATAGTCTTTATCAACAATTGGAAGAGACAAAAGAGGAATTTAAGAAATATACAGAGCAAGTCAAAAAGACAAATGAATATTTTTTAAAAGGTGTTGAAAATATAAGCAACAATATAACTAATCAAGCAAGTTCATCAGAGGAAATGTCAGCAAACAATGAGGAAATGGCTGCAACTATGGTTCATATAAGTGAAAAAGTAAACTTGGCTTATGAATCGGCTTTAGAAAACGGCCCTATAATGGACGATTTTAGAATGAATATTACAAATACATTTGATAGCGTAAATGAACTAAATAATATGGTCCAGGATATAAATAAGATAGTTGAAACAATCAAAGATATTTCAGATCAAACTAATTTATTATCACTAAATGCAAGTATAGAAGCTGCAAGAGCAGGAGAATCTGGAAAAGGTTTTGCAGTTGTAGCTACAGAAGTTAAGAATTTAGCAGCAAGAGCAAATAATTCTAGTACTGAAATCAAGAACATTATAAAAGATATTCAATCAAAGACAACAGTTACTTTAGAAAAAGCTAGCAAAGCAAATGAAGATAGCAAGTTTTTAAAGCAAAGCAATATTACAAGAATTGAACGTATTACAGATATAAATAGAGACATAGAAGAAATGACTCAATCTATGGAACAAAATGCAATTACAATTCAAGAACAAGCTACTAATATAACTCAAATCGCAACAGCAACAGAAGAATTTATAAATTTAATCAAGGAAGAAGGAATTTAATAAATGAAAATTAGCATAGGAGAATATTTAATAACTACAGATGAAAGACAATTTATTGTTAGTAAGAAAAGCATAGTACAAGAAAGCAGATTAACAAAAGCAGAAAATGTAGGAAATGAAATTATAAAAACAGTAGCTTATTGTACAAAGTTTGAAGATACTTTGAGATTTATTCCACAGCACGTTTTGAAGACTAATGACGATATAGTTATCATTAAGGATAAATTAAACCAAATACATGAGGATATAAAGGCAATAACAGAATATCCAATAATAGTTGCTAAGGCAGAAAAAGAAGAAAAGGAGAATGCAGAGAATGGAATGTAATAAATTAAATTGCTTATTCAATGAATATGGGGAATGTGAACCTGTAGACCAAGAAGATTATGAAAATGCTAGTCCTAATGATGATAATTGCCAAGTATATATTGATTTAGAAGGGAATGTGAACTAATGAATAAAGTTGTTTTGATAGGCCGTTGTGTTGCGGATCCCGAACTAAGATTTACACCAGGAAGTGGAGCGAGTGTAACATCAATAACCCTAGCTGTAGATAAATATAACACAAAAACTGGTCAAAAAGAAGCTGATTTTGTACCAGTTGTAATATGGGGAAAACAAGCTGAAAGCACAGCGCAATACATGACTAAAGGTAGTCAAATGGCTATTAGTGGAAGAATACAAACTAGGTCATATGATGCAAAAGATGGAACTAAAAGATATGTAACAGAAGTTGTAGCTACAGAGGTACAATTCTTAAGTAAATCAAATAATAATGTATCTAATTCAGATGCTTTTAGCGGTGGAGATTTTGAAGAAGATATAACACCAGTGGACGACGGAGATATGCCTTTCTGAAATATTAGCACAAAATTTTTTTAAATAATTTTAAGAAAAAGGTATCTATTTCAGATACCTTTTGGTATAATAATATTATAGAAAAAAGATATACAAAAAGATTTTCAAAAGGAGGTTATAGGGTGAAAAGAAAGATAAGAAAACTAGGAAGTTCAGCAATTATTGTAATAAGTAAACCAATGCTTGAAACTTTAGGCTTAAAAATTGGAGATAGCGCGGATATAAAAGCTATAAAGCAAGGTCAAGTATTAATTACTAAGGTGGAAGGAGATAAGTAAATGGGCATAAATGATTCAATAACAGATACTCAACAAGGCATGAGGATAATAAATGAAGTTGGAGAATTACATCAAAGTAAAGTTATAGAAATGCTATTAAGTTTAACTTATTATCATTCAGAAATGGAATGTGTAGCGGAAGCACAGGAAGTTATTAGAAATATGAATAGTGAATACATTTTGAATGTTGCAAATGTATTATGGAAAGATAAATTCGAAGAAATACCACAATATTTAAAAGAATGGTAAGGGAGATAAGTAAATGGGATTAACAATATCAAGCAAAAATAATTCAATAGATTTAGGCTATGTGGGCTTTAACAGATTAAGAACTAAAATATCTGAATTGATAAATGATGAAATTGCGGAGCATTACAAAGAGTGCGACAAATCAACATTTATATTTAATGAGGATGAAAAGAAAAAGTTTTTTAAAAAGTATAATGCAAAAACAACAAGACTTGATAAAAAGTATGGCTATAAATATAATTCAATATTACATTTTCTATATGCTTGTGATTGCGGCGCAACTATGGAAACTAATGTTTGTAAAAAAATATATGAAATTATAAAAGATTATGATGATAATTTTTTATATGGATATGCAGGAAGAAAAGATTGTGCTATGTTCAAAGATTTCAAAGAAGTAGTGAAAGATTGCATAGATAATAATTGTGACATGGAATGGTATTGAAATAATAATAAAATAAAAATAATTTAGGAGGAATTAAAACAATGAACAAAAGTTTAACTCCACCATGCAAAGGATGTATAGAAAGACATCAAATGTGCCATGACTTTTGTGACAGATATATAAATTTTAAAAAGAATAAAGCACAAGTAAGTGAAGCAAGAACAGCATATATGAATAATAAATCTATTGCGGTTCAGAGTGTAAAGAGGACGAAGGGGCAAAAGTGGATATAATGCGTAATGTGTAAAAATGACGTACTAAATATTTGACCAAAATCAAGAAAAAAGAGAAATTGATTGACGAATAAATTTAAAGTAAAGGAATGATTTGATTGGAAAAAGAAACAATTTATATTTAAAACTTAAAGAGCTTACAGGATTCAGTTATGAAAAAATAGCAAATGAATTTGGAGTAACAAAGCAGCACATAAATCAATCTTTTTCAAATCATTCGCTAACTTATGAAAATTCAAATAAATTTATGGTGCTACACATGCTTGATTTAAAAATAAATGAATATCAAGAAGAAATTAAAAAGCTGGAGAATTTCAAGGAAGAAATTTTAAGTGTAAAGGGTGATTAATTTGGAAAAAGAAATAAGTGAAGGTGAACAACGTTTCAATGAATTCTGGAATGGAGTATATGCACCTAACAAATCTCCAAAATGCAAGAAATTAAAAAATAAGCTTGAAGAAAATGGACATACTAATGTTTTTGTATGGTATGAGAGACTTGGTTCAGCCATGGAAATGTGTGGACCGTCTGGAGGATATATGTATGTATCAGATCAAAGTTCATTGGAGCCTATAGGATATTCATTTGATGAAGCTTTAGAAATTATAAATAATGAATGGCACAAAGTGTAGATAGGACGCACTAAAATAGAAAAATTAGGAAGGTGGTATAAGTGGAAGAAATAAAAAGAATACCAATAAAACTAGAAGTCAAAGATTTTCTTATAACTTTTAAATATGAAACATGGAAAAGCCATAAGGGGAAAGAAGGAAAAGTAATAATAAAACACTTCGATAGACAAGAAGCAAGAGATTATTTTAGAAAATGGGCGAAGAAAATAAGAACTATGTCTAATGTTAAAATTCTAGACACAGTTGAATTAAAGGAAACTAGGCAAGAATTTGCCTTATAACAATAAGATATTCAATCAATTTATCCTGGTAAACCAGGTTGCATAGAAATGTGTTAGTTAGCCATTAACATTATTTCGAGAAAAGGAAAAGTGAGTTAAAGCGTAAAATCCACTCAGACATGTTTTCGCATGCAAGGTGAAGTTATTGCAACGATGAACCTAAGCACGATTTCCTAACAAGTCAAGGCAATTTGATTTGTTAGGTGATTGAATTGAATAGTTATGAACAAAGGATTCATAAGAATACTAATATTAAATTATTAAACTATAGGCATAGAAAAGATTATCAGCCTATAGTAGAAATGCAAACATTGATTGATAATTCAATACTAATTTGCAAGGAATTTCAGAATAGAGATCCCGAAAGAATAACAATATTAGCTTTCAGTGGTGGGAAAGATAGTTTAGCAACATATTTAGTTATGGCTCTAAGCGGAATAAAATTTAAACCTATTTATTCTCCTACATCAGTAGATCCACCAGAATTAATCTATTATATAAAATATTCTTTTAATCCCTGGGCAAAATCAAAAGGTTATCCAGTTATAGAAATAGTGAAATATAATAAATTCACTAAAAATAGAGCAAAAGGGAAAATGGAAGGTAAAGAAATTACAATGATGTCATTGTTAAGCAACAGAGCTTTACCGCCTACAAGAAGAATGAGATATTGCTGTTCAGAATTAAAAGAGAGGACAGGAGAAATAGGTGATACAGTTTTCACAGGAGTACGAAATGCAGAATCTAAGGGTAGAAAAGAAAGAAAAGTTGTAGAGTTTTTTGAAGGAAAAATAATGATAAGACCAATATTGCCATGGACTGATGTTCAAGTATGGAGTTTTATTTTATCTCAAGAAGCTCCGTATTGCATTCTTTATGATTATGGATTTGATAGATTAGGTTGTATTGGATGTCCTTTAGGAAGCAATCAAAAGAGAGAATTTCAGATATACCCTATGTTCAAGCAAATATACTTAAATTGTTTTAAAAATATGCTTGAATACAGAAAAGAAAATAATATGGAAACACAGTGGGAAACTCCAGAAGATATAATGAAGTGGTTTATTGGAGATAGTGATAAAAAACGAGAAGAAATAAATGGACAATGCAGTATGTTTTAAAAAAGATACTACGTCATACTAGTAAATTACGAAGAAAGGAGAATATTTATGAAAGAATATAAACCATGTACGTATTTAATAAGCACAGAAAATAAAGATAAAACAGTTTTATTTTTAGAATGTAGTTGTGAATGTAAAAATTGTAGAGAGCATAAAGGATGTTGCCCGATTAGAAATTAAATAGAGAAAGAGGAATAAAAGCAATATAACTTTATTTCTCTAATCTCATATGATAGTCAATTGAAAGGAGAAATGAAATGAAAGAACTATGCAATAACTGTAAACATAAAAATAATTGGATTGGTTGTTTTGAGTGTGATGGAGAATTTTATAAACCCAAAATGAAAAAACATGAATTAAAAATATTACCACAATACTTTAACGCTGTAGCAGATGGAAGTAAAACTTTTGAGATTAGGGAGAATGATCGTGATTACCAAGTTGGAGATAAACTTGTATTAGAAGAATGGGAATGTTTAGAAAGAGGATACACAGGAAATGAAATAACTAAAGGGATTAAATATAAAATAACACATGAAGAATTTCCGCAGGGGATACAAGAAGGATATTGTGTATTAGGATTAGAGGATATAAAACCTAAACAACAATTTCAATTAGGCGATACAGCTTATATGATAGATGAAGATTACAGATATTTTGAAAGTATAGTAAATAGAATAGATTTAGACAAAGGAGAATGTTTCTATACTACTAATGATGCTGATTTTGGCCATAAAGACATAGGCGATTGGGTATTTACATCGGAATTATATAGAGAAATGCATATGGAAAACTTATTCGGAAGAGAGGAAAAATAATGATACTGAGCGGAAAAGAAATAGAAAAGAGATTAAATAAAGATATAATAATAAATCCATACAACCCGAAACAATTAAATCCTAATAGTTACAACTTAAAATTACACAATGAAATATTAGTTTATGATGATGAACATATTTTAGATATGAAAAAAGAAAATAAATGTAACAGGATAATAATACCGCATGAAGGAATGGTGTTGTGGCCGGGAAGATTATATTTAGCAAGAACAGTTGAGTATACAGAAACTAATAATTTAGTGCCAATGTTAGAAGGAAGATCATCAATAGGAAGATTAGGTTTATATATTCATGTGACAGCAGGCTTTGGTGATGTAGGATTTAAAGGTTATTGGACATTAGAACTTCAATGTGTACAGCCTATAAGAATTTATGCAAATACAGAAATATGTCAAATATATTACCACACAATAAAGGGAGAATATGAAAAATATAATAGTGGGAAATATCAGAACAATAAAGGAATACAACCTAGCTTAATGTATAAAGACTTTAAGGAGGAATAAAGCTTTGAAGACTGAACAAATGGAACTTATGAAAGTTATTCAATTTCCTCAAAGAAAGATAGAAGAAAAAGAGTTCAGAGAAAGAAAAGATAAGTTAGAGGTAGCATATAAGATGCTAGATTATTTAATAGAAAGAGGGCACGACTTTCACATTATAATTTCAGATGAAGCTGCAGACGAATTATTTAATAGAAAAAAGAAATTTGAATATAGCATATTAACATCTAATTTTGAAAAGATAAAAAATGTAAATATATACAATAAAAATGCTTCGTATTATCCAATAGAAGGGGATGAATTTTGATGAAAGAGAAAATATTAACAGCTATCTGTATAAATGATAAGACCACAAGAAATAACAAAATTAAAATCCTTGGTTTAACAGAGGGCAAAGAATATCCGGTAAAACAAAGTATCTATCCGAATCATTATGAATTAGTGAATGACTTAGGGGAAAATCAGACTTACTTTATAGATAGATTTGAGATTGTGGAGGGATAGAGAATGTTAAAGTGTATAAATAAGGAATGCACATATTGCAATAATGGGAAGTGTGAAGATGAAAAATATATCAGAATTAATTTTAAAGGAAATTGTAAGAACAGAATAAAACCACCTCATACACAAAATTATGCAGAGGAACAATTAGAACATGCAGAGAAGCAGCAAGAAAAGCTTATTGAAATATTAAAAAAGGAATTAGAAGAATCTAAAAAAACATCAGCTTCTAATTATGACGAGTATCAAGAGCATTTAAAAATCTTGAAACAAGAATTGGAAGATACTAAAAAAGAATATTTGAAAAAGTATCAAAAAGAAACGGAAGATTATATAAAAGAGAGAAAGAATCTTAAGGAAGAAAATAAAAAATTAACAGAAGAACTTGAAAGCCTAAAATATCAATTTGCAGGAGCTCAACAAATCATAAAAGAGAATGAACGTAAGCTTTATAACTATGAATCAATAAAAGGCTTGATAAAAATATTATATGAAGGGTTATAGGGGGATATGAATGTATTTATTATTAACTTTAATTGGATTAACAATAGTATTTTTCTTAATAGGATATGCAATAAATAATTTGACATTATATTCTGAGGGTACATGGGCTT